CGACTGCGACTTTGTCTTGCTCTATTGCGAAGATATGTCTGAAGAACAACGCGGCGCGTTGGTTGAGATAGGCATGGCTTACGGTTTTGACAAGCCAGTTTATGCGGTTGGCACTTGCAAAACAATCCAGCCGAACAAGATATCCGACGTTGCGTTTACCCATTACGCAAGGTTCCATTGGCTACCGACTGCTGATTTGCAGGAAGGCATGGATATGGCAATCGCGGCTCACACCCGCGCAACAGAAATCATGAAGGAGATTGCATGATGACTAAGACTGAAAAGAAAATCCAAAACCGCATCCGTTTTGGCGGTTTCAAATCCGGCGCTGAACTGCGCCGCGCGCTCAAGATGCTGAAAGCTATCCAGCGCGCTCGTCAAGAAATCGAAGCTAGAAAGCAAAAGGAGACTGCATAATGCCATACATTCCACAAGATCGTCGCGCTGATGTTCTCGCAGAAATGCGGGAACACGGCACTCACTGGACACCGAAAAATGCCGGTGATCTCAACTTTGCTGTCACCTGTTTCATCGACAACTTCATTTTCGAGAACGGTTGCCGCTATGCCAATCTGAATGAGATGATCGGCGCGCTTGAATGTTGCAAGCTCGAACTTTACCGCCGACTGGCGGCACCCTATGAGGATCAGGTTCTGGAAGCCAACGGCGATGCCTATGTCGTCGTCCCTCAACGGGAGTCAGAATATTGACACACAAAGCCGCCGAAAGGCGGCTTTTTCTTAATGTTTTCAATGACTTAGCGCGCCAGCTGGCCCCCGCCCGGCTAAGTCATTGATTTCATTGGGTTTTTCGGGACTTTTTTTTCAAAAAAAAATGCTAACTCATTGATTTTAAAGGAAAAGAAAATGCAAAAAAATGGCTCTGACCCCTTGAAATTTAGGGTGACAATCCCTATATTCTATATATGACGATAACCACTAGCCATTAGGGAGATTGACACATGGCAAAATCTGTAAACTACAGCCCCGAGCTGACCGCTTCCATCATCGAGCAATACGAGGCAGGCGTTGATGTCGCAACCATTGCGGCTGATATCGACAAGTCGGTTCGGTCGGTTCGCTCGAAGCTCGTCCGCGAGGGCGTCTATGTTGCCGCACCGAAGGCGACTGCTCGCAAGTCGAATGAGCCGACTAAAAAAGAGATGCTCATCGAATTGGAATCACTCGCGCCGTTTCCGGTCGATGGTTTCATGGGAGCCACAAAGGAGGCTATCAATGACCTCATCGGTCACTTCAAATCGTAATCGGAGCAATCCGGTTGCACGCAATCTGCGGGCGCATCGCCCGCAGGTTGTCCGCTCAAAAAAGCAATACAGCCGAAAAGGAAAAGCAAAATGGCGGTTAAAATAATTCGCTCTAAAAAATCGTTCGCTACGCTCAGCAATCAGCGTTCATTCGCAGGCTTGCACAAGCGCGACAATGGGTCGCAGGCAGACTGCGTTCGCGCACTGAACGAAAAACTCAGGAAAGACCGAGAAAAGCGAATGAAATCAACCACTTAGCGGCGCTCCGGCCCCGGCCGGGCTAACTACTTGATTTTATTAGGTTTTTTGGGTTTTAGAAATGTTCTCTAAGCGACTGCGAATCACCCAGACACGACACAGCAAAACGACAAAAAATGCGCTCGAATTTGTTCAATGCTTTCAATGACTTAACAAGGCGCTTGACACATCCTGCCGACTCGTGATATAAACTATATATCAATAACAAAAAGGACTGAATAAATGACTATCAAAAATATCTCAATCTTCGACCTTGATGGCACGATTATTGACAGCTCGCATCGGCAAGCCACACTGCCTGATGGCACGTTAAATCTGGCTCACTGGTTTGAGAACGCTACACCCGAAAAGATTTTCGAGGACAAGGTTCTGCCATTGGCTCACCAAATCCGCAAGCGTTCCAAGGCTGGCGATTTCGTTCTGGTCTGCACGGCTCGGACAATGCAAGATGCTGATTTTGAATTTCTGATGAACGAGGGCATTTGCCCTGACAAAATCATCTCTCGCCCTGCTGGCAATATGGAGCCTGACGGCAAGCTGAAAGCTAAACAGCTAAATTCGTTTTTGTCGCTCAAGCAATTCCGCAAGGCGTCAAAGGTCATGTTTGATGATGCCGCTTCGGTTCGGTCATCACTCCGCAAAATCGGGATTGCGGTTATTCATCCCGACAAGATAGCAGAAAGGGTTGCATAATGTTCTGGCACTTCCTTGAAATTATCCGCACGATTATCCCCTGCGTGATTTTGGTTATTCAAATTATGATGCTGAATGGATGGAGCTTCTGATGTTTGGATTTTTCGGGACTGTTTTCGTTGTCTCACAAATGGCACTGCTGGCGTTCAATCAGCCGCCAGCGTTCGCCATGACTGTCGGACTATTCGCGGCTGTCTGCTGGATTTTTCACGCTATCAAAAATCGTGATAGCTGGCTGATGGGGGTCAATGTCTGCGTCTTTGGATTCGCGATGTTTGGTTTAATTGCCAATTAATGCAATTAAATCAAGCACTTGCGGGCGCGGGGCCCCCGCCAGCGTAACCCATTGTTTTTATTGGGTTTTTCCGTTGCAAAAATGTCACACTACGAGGAAAAAATGAAAAAAACGTGATTTAGGGCTTGAATTGTTTGGTCACTTGAATTATATATATAAGACAACAAACAAACGAGGTTGAAATGACTATTCAGAAAAATGCTTATGTCGTGATGGACACCGAGACTTCCGCGCATGATGGTCTGGTTTTTGATTTTGGTTGGACTACCATCGACAAGCGCGGCAACGTGTTGGGCAAGGGCGACTTGAATTTCCTCGACGTTATCGTGAAGGAAAAGCCTTACTATGTCCACAAAATCGGCGCATATGCCAAGCGTCAGCGCAAGGGCGTTCACAAGGTTACATCGTTCAAGGTTGGGGCGCGTCTTTTCAATATGCACATCGCACATCTGAAGGCGGCTGGCTATCGCGTCATTCTTTGCGCTTACAATGCGGCGTTTGATTGTCGCGTTCTCGGTCACACTGCCAAGCGCATGACTGGCGGCAAGTTTCTCCGTCACGAGGTCGAGCTACTCGACATTTGGGGCAACTGGGCTATCTCGGCTCCGAAAGCGTATACCGCACCAAAAACCAAAAGCGGTCGTTTTCTCAGCACATCGGCTGAAAACGTGTTTCGGTTTGAGACACAACAGCCCGACTTCATCGAGGCTCATACCGCTTACGAGGATACCACCATCGAGGCGCAGATTTTACAGCGCATCCTCAAGCGCAAAAAGCGCGTCAAGGTTGTCAAAAATCCTGCTGATTTTGATGGCGCAATCTGGGAAAAATTCGCAATCTAGGGAGGGCTGAAAAATGCTGAAAAAAATTCTCATCGGGCTTTATCTGGCTTATTCCGCTTCAACCGATACCATCATCATCGGTTCCGCTATCTACTACTTTTTCATCCGCTAGGAGGGATTCAACATGGCTAAAAAAATCTGGGAGACTCACGGGCTTAAGGGTTGTGACGACTGCCAATGGATTGCAGACGAGACAGATGGGGATATCCTCATCTGTCCCGAATGCGACGGCGACGTCCATGACGGGCAACCCGATTGGGCGCAGGAATGGCATGACTTCGACCCCGAATGCTAGGGGTCGATTTCTCTAACCATTTCAAACACTTACGGGCGCCGGGGCCTGCCGTTCTTAAGACGCGTTTTATTGAATGATTACAAAGACTTACGTGTTTACGGCCCCGGCGAACCCGATTTTGTCAATGATTTCAATGCTTTACGCGGTCTTTTTAAACCAAGAAAATTAAATGATTTCAAGGGGTTAGCCGTGTCAATAGCAAACTTACGCGGCGTTCTTAATGTGACCACCTGGGCAACAGCGCTCCCCAGCGCCAGTGGAAATGCGACCGTGTCAAGTACAAAATTAAGGCAAATTGTCGCAGACGTGCAAAATAATTAAAAGTCTGTGCGTAGCACCAGTAGTAGTTCGACGATTGTCAAGTAAAAAGTGAATGCGACTGGTGAAAAATTATTTCAGCTCCGAAAGTCTCTTTTTGCTTGCTCTCTCGTGATTTTTCGCGT